GGAATGACCTGTTTTTTGAAAAGGATATTATGGGCCTTGCAGGTGGTACGAATGTAGGTAAGTCGGTAATGAGTTTGCAGTTGTCTACGTGTCTGGCGTTAGGTGTGCCGTTCTTGGGGTTTAGGATACCGAAGGCAAGAAAGGTTATGCATGTGCAGTTTGAGTTAAAGGACGAGAGTTTTAAGCAGTTGATCGAGCGAACCGCGATGCATTTTGTTGACAAGTATCCAGTAGAAGCGGAGCGGTTTGAGCAGAACCTTAGTATCTTGAGCAGTGGGCAGGACAATGTCTTTACCGATAAGTGGGAAGAAATGGACGCTAATTTGACGTTTGATCCATGCGAAGTGTTGGTGGTAGATAACTTGTATACAAGTACCAATAAGAATGTGAGCAAGAATGATGATGTGATGGATTTGCTGCGTACGATGGTTAATTTGAAGAATAAGCATAAAGTTGCTATCTTAATTGTGTCGCATCATAAGAAGATTGGTGAAGCAAGTCCGCTTGATGTTAGCATGATGTTGGGCGGGAGTGCGTACACGAATCATCTGGATGGTATTGTACAGCTTGCGAGTAGTCAGCGTCTGCCTGGATTAAAGGTAATGAAGATTACGAAGGTGCGCAGCCAGAATGATTTGCATGGTGTGCCAGTTGGAGTTAAGTTGCACAATGTTAGTGATGGACCATTATACTTTGAGTATTTGAAGCCGCTGCCAAAGAATGAAATGTTTTGGTATACCGATCCGAAAGAGTCTGTGGAAGAAAAAGTCTTGCAGTCGATTGCGACAGAAGGGCAGAACTTTAGCAGAGAAATGTTTAAGGCTGCGCTGGAATCTATAGTTGGGATGAGCAGTAATAACGCAGTGTCTAATTGGTTAGAACGCATGATAAAACAAGGCTTAATTAATAAGATTGGTCATGGACAATATCGCAAAATGGAAACTGAATTGGATAGTTTAGGCGATTAGGCGCGTGAAATGAGAATGGAGAATTTGGAGAATTTGGAGAATTTGGAGAATTTCAAATTCTCATTGGGTATGCAAAATGAGAATATGAGAAACTGTAGTTATAGAGGAGAGAGAGAGTCATATTCTCCATATTCTCCATATTCTCCTTCTCAGGTACTCTAGTGATTTTAGCTCAAAAATGCTCACTTTCTAAAAAAGAAGACAAGTCCTGCGAATTTGTACAAATTGCCAGTGATGGTGAGCGTTGCGCGCTGGTTTTGGAGTGGTACGAAGACACCAGAGTTTGCAATTTAGATCGGTGCTGGTTGCGTATGTGGACTCGTGACAAATTGGCGTGGCGGAATAGAATGCTAAAAAAGAAAAAAACCCTGAGTGAATAATATAATGAACCCTACGAACCAGATATAAAACCCTGCCCAGGAAATATAATAACGATCAAGTGCATTAAATTATGATGCAAAAAATGACTAAAAAAGCTCAAAAAGCTCATTCAAAATTTTACGTGTAAATTGAATTATGTATATTAACAAAATGATACAGTGCATTTTGTATCAATTTTAGACACAAAAAAACCCGCATTTCTGCGGGTTAATTTGTTGCGTTTTCGTTCTAGTCTATGTCAAAAAGTATGATTAAAACAATGGCCGCTAATATGGAGCAAATTAACTCAAAAGCCATAATAGTAGCCATATTACCGCGCACATTTTTACATATGCGCTTAGTATTTTATTTATCATGTGTTTTACTCTCTTTTATTATTTCGTTAATGCTGCGCTTATCCCATGTCAAGACGCGGTTAATATAGAATAGCTCTAGCCGCTCTTGGTCCATGGTTTTAAGCGCGTTTTTTATCTCTTTAATAGTTGCGCGCTTTGGAACGCATAAGATACAGTCATTATCAATTTTATTATGAATGTGACATTCCATGCTTGAACCTCTCTTTTTTTTGTTTTTTATAGTTTCCATATATCCCGCGAAAAAACGCGGGATTTCACGCGGTAACTATCCGCGTTCGTCAGTATGGATTAATACCTAATTAATGGTACTAATGTTACCTTATTTTGCCAACCTTCCAATTTATCATAAAATACCTCCCAATGTATTTTACCAAACGCGTTGCCCTCTTCATCAACTGAAAGTTCTATTTTGTCATAAGAATCAAAACTCTTTAAAAAATAAATGAGTTCGCCAATTGTTTCAACGTGTCCGCGCTCTTCTATTTTTTCTAAGTTCCATTGTACATTTCTTTTTTCTTCTTTTCTCAAATGATTTTCTACCTCACGCCTAATTTTAAGATATTGCTTGCGCTCTTTGTCTTTTTCTTTTTCTTGCGGTGTTTTCGCGCATGGAGTATTTATCATTTTTTTACCAAGAGCGGTTAATTTTACATAACCTTGTTTATTAGTGTAAAACCGCCCGCGGTGGCGTAATTCGGTTAATATATTGCTATAATACCCGTTTTGGTACTCACGCCCGTTCATATTACATATGAATGTAATTAACTGTTTATAAGTTAATTTAGGCGTGTTTTGAATATGTTTAAATATTCTTGTTATTTTGCTTTCTTTTTTCATTGTTATACCTCTCTTTTTTAGTTTAGTGATATTTATAAGAAATATTTTTTATTGATGGATTCCAACAGTCGCGACACGTTCCACACTGGTTTTCGTTTTTATAACTTTCGCATTCATTACCAATAAAAGCTTTATTTTTATGAACGGTTGACGTATTAAAACTTGTTTTTGGTGGTTTTTGGTCTACTTTATGCGCGCTAAATCTTATCACCAAGTTACCTGGGATTTTACCGCCTTTCTTTATAAAATCATTTACAATTTTATATTCTCTTGTGGGTAACCAATGTTTCACGTTTGGAGTTAATAAACAAACCTCAACTATCTTCTCTAAATGTTCAAGACTTTGCAAATCTCCGCTATCATGCCATCTGAAATAGTTTTTATCTTTTTTGTTTCCTTGGTTATCAATTAAATAAACAACCGATTCAACCCATTCAAGTTTATTTATGTTTTGAGTTTTACCGCTCAATTGCATTTTTAAAGGTAGGTTGTATCTTTTATAGTTACCGTTTAAAGCATAGCAACCAAAACAAACACTATCTTTAACATTTACTAGTTTGCTACCTGTTATGCAATCAAGCGCGCTTAAATTAATACTATATGATGGCATTTTGGACGTATCCGACAAACCGCCACCAATTACTTCTCTTGCTATTGTTTTATTCATTATTCTCTCTCTTGTTGATCATTAACGGTTTAAAGTGTATTACTAGCCAAATATTCCATAGTGTACACGTAACAAACACAATGGGTATATCCCACATTCCAAAACATAATATTTGAGTCAATGCAAATGCCTGAATTAAATCTTTCATTTTTCTCTCTCTTTTGTTGTTTAGTTAATTGCGCTCTCTCAATGCGCTCATAAATTTAGTTATATATATATATCTGTGTCAACACTTGCCTAAATAAAAATTATCTATCTAAGCAAAACAAAAAGAGAGTAGCACGCAATGCGCCACAATGACACAAAACCCGCGCAATACATACCGCATAAAACCCGCGTAAATTGTTAACTGTTGATATTGCTAGATATATCATAATGTTACACCCAAAAAAAATTGCATATAACTTACATTATGTATAACTTTTTGGGTATACCAAGGCAGCCACGGCCAGGCCCTACTTACCGCGTCTTAGAATTTTTACTTTCGTTTTTGTCAACACCTTATGCGTAAATTCAAATAATGGAAGAGGTTTGGTCTAATCTAACTGATGAAAATACAGACAAATGGCTGCACGCCATCGACCGCGCAGACCGCTACCATCTCCACATGCTAGTATTCCGCAGCGGACTGATCGAGCCACACCTGCGCAACCTGCAAATCAGCGCACATAAGTTTTATGATCTAATGTCGCCACAGGAACTCCGCGTGTTCAAACAGCGCACACTCGGCCACACCTTTGTCAGTATCGCAGTAGAAATGGAAATCACCGAGTCCAGCGTAAAGGAATACTGGCGCAGAACACTTAATAAAATAAAGAATGTCATCGAACAGGCTAATATTGATGAAGAGTAAAGTAGACGCAGATAAAGTAAGAATGCTTGCATCATTTGGATGTAACTACGCAGAAATCGGTAAATACTTCGAGGTAGGTGAAAATCACATACGTCAAAGTTTCAAACCACAGTACGAAGCAGGTCGCGAAGAGATGAAGTTCAAGCTCAGACGCGCTATGTGGGTTTCAGCTATTGAAAACAACGCAATCGCAATGCAGATATTCATGGCTAAGAACTACCTGGGTATGAGTGACAAAACAGCCGTTGACATGACTGGTAACCTGCAAACTGTGTTACAGCAGTGCGGGTTTGAGGATAATCCAATTGATAAAGCAAATACTGAACAAGCAAAAGCTCTGGAGTCTTTTGGGGTATCACCCGACTCCACAACAACTGGCAGTTCATAACAGCAAAGCGAGGTTTCGCGTTTGTCTCATGGGCAGACGCTCTGGAAAATCGTTCATGGCAGCGCACGAAATACTGCCATGGCTACTCACGCCTAAAACTCGTGGTTGGATCGTAGGACCAAACTACTCACTGGCCAATAAGATAGCGCGTGAGGTAAAGCGAATTATAATGACAGAGTTAAAATTACCTATAGAATCCAAAAAAGAAATATCTGGAGATTTGTATTACATGAAGTTGGCAGGATTAGGTAGCGAACTATCGGTAAAGTCAGCAGAAAACCAGGAATCATTGATTGGTGAGGGCGTTGATTTCCTTTGTATTGATGAAGCCGCGCTCATTCCACGCAACGTATTTGAAATGTATTTACGCCCAACGCTATCCGATAGGCAAGGCTGGGCAATATTTACTAGTACTCCTCGCGGATTTAACTTCCTACATTTTCTTTACGAATTAGGAAAAAACGAAGAACACCCAGATTGGGAATCGTGGCGTTTTCCCAGTACCTTATCACCATATTTCAAAGATGACCACGAAGAATTAAAACGCACACTAACCAAGGAAACCTATCTCCAAGAGATTCTCTGCGAGTTTCAGAGCTACGCAGGGAAAGTATTTCCTCTAGACAGAACCACGCAGGTCCGAGAAGATGTACAATACGACCCGTCTAAACCAGTATACGTTGGTTTAGACTTTGGTTATCGCCACAGCCACGCAAATATTGTCCAGCTACACAATAAAGAAAAGAATTTTGCTGATGTGCATCAAATTGACGAGGTAAACCTGCAAAACACGCGCACAGAGGAGTTTGCGAACAAATTAAAGTCGCTTGGCTACGAATATACTGGTA